ATTTCAAATGCGAGTTGATATTTAATAAGTGCTTTGTCTGCTTTTTCTTCGGTTGTCATTTTATTTTGTTGGTTTTTTTCGGGTAAAATAGGGGTAAAATAGGAGTCAAGGTAAGTGGGACATTACTTTTGCGCTATAGCGGTCTAAATTCCGTTTCTTTTGTCCCGTAGCACGCAGAGCACCCGGCCCCCCATTATGTATGCGGGCAAGAGCATCACAGTCCCCGGCCTGCCATGCTTTGGGTGCGTAGCGTTGGAGATAGGCGGTCACGACACGCCGACTATAGGCAAGGTCAGCACAATCCTCGTATCGCCCCGGAACACGGCTATCCGCCCAATATCCCCGGTGGATTTGCAGCGGCCCCAAGGCTTGAAAACCAGTTTTTGCGTTAAAGTCACCTTTTATAGGGCCAAGCCCGCCCCCTGATTCTACGGTATGTAAAGCCCCCCAAAATCGTTCAGGCGGTGCGCTATAAGCGGTTAAGGTCAAGGTAAAGGTCAAGGTAAGTGTGCGTAGGTTCATGCGGTTTTCTTTTCGTTTAATTGTTTAATAGTTAAGTCAATCCACGTTTTTTCTTTTTCAGTAATGCCATCAAGTAAAACTTCGTTTTTTCCTAAAACATAACCCCGCAAGGTTGCCCTTGACCATTGGGTGGCAAAAAATTGCGCTGTTTGTTTGTCAGGAAAGGTCAAGGTGGCGTTCATGCGGCCCCCTTAGTTGCCTTACGAATAGCGTTAAGCAAGTCAGCGGCAATACTGCCGTCAGGTTGTTCTCTGTTTACAATGGTCAGCGCGGCAATAGCAGCGGCCAGCAAATCAGAAACAGTTTTGGCGGCTTCGCCGATGTATATATTTGCCAATGCTAATTCTGCTTTGCTTACGTCTTTGCCAATGGAATCGCCAAATGCAGGAAGTAATGCAATTTTGCTTTTTGCATATTTCATTTTCCAAATAAGAGAATCTTGTTCATTTTTTGCAGGGTTGCCAATATCAGCCGGGATTCCCTCGATAGGTTCGCCGACTGAGTGAAAGCGAACGGGCCCGCGTGAGGTTTGAATTGTGGTTTTCATTTTATTTATATGGTTTGAGATTAGGAAAGGAAAACGTGAACGTAAGGCCCGTCATTATGGGTTTGCCCGCTTACAAACGGACGGCTCCACGGGTTGCTTTCAGGATACATTGCAATATGGTCTGAATCTTCGGCGACAAACTTTGTAACCAATGCTTCAACGGCTAATCTGTGGGCGTTTTCGCTGTCCCCTGAATGATTAAATGGAATCGTAACTGAGCCACGTTCACACATGGCTTTGATGCGACTGCATTTTGTATTGGTTGCGGGCAGGTATTTAGTAGTAATCGCTTGCATGGATTTGTTTTTTTATATGGTTAAGCGGAAGTCCGCGAAGTAAATGGATATCCAAGGACGGCCAAAATCCGCTTGGCATCATAGTTAAACTGCGCGGCGGTGCAATCTTGACCAATGTCGAACGCCGCCCGCAAGCCATCTTGAGTAACGTGCAAACAGCCGTCATCCTCAAACGGCAGTTGATTGTCGGAATCGGGATAGAAACACACTTCAACGCCCGCGATATCGGCGGCGGTATTGGCTAGATTTAGAAACGAAGTAGACATGATATTTATTTATTTAATGGTTTACTGTTGCACCTCGAAAGCCCGCCCCTAACTAAAGGGAGCGGGCTTGTGAGCGGGGCTAGTGTTAACCTACTGATTCCAGTTGCCCATTGTCAGGGCGTTATTATCGCCCCCGAAGCAAATGGTGGTGAATGTTGATTCACGCCCCTCATCAGCGGTCTTGTGTTGCTCAATTACCCATGCGACTACTTCGCCGAGCAATGGTGGAACAAACTTTTTTGCTTCCGTAAGAGTTGAGTAGCTTTGCACGTCTACCACTTCGCTGTTTGCGTCGATAGAGCGGATATCATATTCAATGGTTGTCATATTTATGTTGGTTGAATGTTATGCGATGTCCGCGATGTATGGTTTGCGGTCAGTCCATGCGTCGGCATATCCCTCAGCAACGGGCGTTGCGGTTTTTACTACCCGCAAGCCGTGAGATATATCAAGCATCTCTCTGTCTGCTTTACCTTGTGTGGTAAATGCTGAGAGCACTTCGTTACGTTCATTTACAATTGCGTAATGTCTTGGAATATCTGTTTTCATTTATTTTTGTTTGGTTCTCTCAGGGGAATTCCCTTCGATGTAATTACTGAATACTACCCGGCCCCGAATGTCGAGATTTATTTTCTAAAAGTAATAGTCACTTGCGTAGTGTACTAGGGAAACCAATGACTTACGGCATAAAATAGTTTGCATCTTTTCCCAAATAGGTTCTCAACTTCACGCCCATCCTATGAACGAAAACACTCAGTCACTTACAGAGGGGAATCAGGTTATTCTTCTAAGTTTAACCACCCCGCCCTCAACACCCAAAGACATAGAGGAACAAGTAGGGGAATCAGTAGAGGGTTCGCCCCGCCCCCCAACTCCTCAACCGCCCCTTAACCTAGTAGCTGAAGCCGTAGAGCCTAGCCAAACGATAGCTGTCGGGAATACATCCCCTAGTTATACCGTTAAGCGGGCAAGGAAAAGTCGTGCTAAGGGCAGGTCTAAGGGTTCAGCGAAGCACCGGGCAAGGCTCAGGCTACGCCTAGAGTTAGGGGAAGCTGTTGAGTCTCAGTCTCAGCTAGGGGGGGAGGGGGTTGCCATTCCCGTGGGTGGAGTAAAGGAAATCCTTACACCTAACTTACTAAAAAGTATTGATAAAGGGTTTTCAGGAGGGGTGTTAGAGGTTAATGCTGAGTTATATAATGAGGTAGTGGCGTTAGTGGATAAGAGGATTAGGGCGCATTTGAAGGCTAGGGATGAGGCTAGGCCGGTGGAGGTGGAGGAGGAGAAGCCGGTGATGTTTAATCCAGAGGTAGTGCCGATAGTGTGGCATATAGATGGGGAAGGGGCTATGGAGGCTGAGATAGTAGCGGCTCCGAGGAATCCGGCTATGCGGTTGATTAGATTCCCAGAAGATGGGCCAGAGGATGGGGATAACACTCATGTTCTGTGGGTAGACCGTAATCTGATACCGATGGTAGGCTTTAGAGTCTCTGTTAAGCCCTCTAATGTTGAAGGGGAGGCTGGGTATAGGCTTTGTGGGGAGTATGGCCGTAAAGGCGGCAGAATCCACTAATGGCTAAGAACGTAGTTTACGCAGACGAGTATCAGCCTGACTTTGGGATACCGTGGCCGGACATAGACCCATCCCAGTTATCGGATGAGGAGTTGAAGGCTCATGTCGCTATTAGACTGAGGGTGGAGGAGGCGTCTAAGGTAGACCCTATTCAGTTTGGGTATATCCTACCTAGCTGGAGAATGGTCATGGATAACTGGCCTAAGTATAACAAGCACTGTATCTTAGGTGGGAATAGAGCAGGGAAGACATCCTTTGCTGCTAGGTTAGTTGTGGATGCAGCTTTGAAGATACCAGAAGCCAAGATTCGGTGCTGGCACGTTAATGAGGAGAAGAGTGTGGCGGAGCAGCAGGCTCTTATCTGGGACTGTTTGCCCCAACGCTTTAAGGACATGGGCAAGAAGAAGGGTGTAAACTTCTCCATCCAGTATAGCCAGAAGAACGGATTCACAGGTTCTAAGCTAATTTTGCCTCCGTTACCGGGCTACACCAAGGGTTCAGAGATACAATTTAATTTCTATCAGCAATACAGGAATGATATGCAGATAGCGGAAGGGTGGTCTAGCCACCTTATCTGGTGTGATGAAGAGTGTCCCCAGAAGCTATTTGAGACATTGCAATACCGTATTGTAGACTTAAACGGACGTATCTTGCTGACATTCACCACGTTAAATGGATGGACGCCATTGGTGGCAGATATATGTTCTCGTAAGAAAGTATTGAAGAAACGGTATAGTAAGTTGATTGGTAAGGAGATACCGTATGAAGAGGAGTCATTAAGCCGGTCAGGTATGCGTTTGTATTACTTTTGGACTGAGGATAACCCCTTTATCCCTACGAAACAATTCTTAGAAGACTTGAAGAGCAGGTCGCCGGAGGAGCAGTTAGCCCGCGCACATGGTATACCTACGAAGGCTGCTACTTGTAAATTTCCTAAATTTGACGAAGCTGTTCATGTTTTGGATAAACTTCCTTGGCAGGATGACCCAGACAGCCGTAAGAGCTATACACGCTACATGGTAGTAGACCCTGCTGGTAATAAGCCGTGGTTTATTATTTGGGCGGCGATTGATGCCTTTAATCGTATTTACATCTATAAGGAATGGCCGGATGAGTCGTTCGGTATGTGGGCGGAGCCTGCGGAAACACCAGAAGGCAAGGCAGGTCAGGCACAGAAGCCACTTGGGTATGGGCTTGATGACTATAAGGAGCTTATCGAAGAAGCGGAACAAGGGGATGAAATCTTTGAAAGATTGATTGACCCTAGACTTTCGCAGGCTAAAACACCCAGTAGAGATGGGGCAACTACCCTACTTACGGAACTAGAAAGTATTGGACTTACCTTTATCCCCGCCCCCGGCATTGATATAGAAGATGGTATAGCCCTTATTAACGACAGGCTTAACTATAACGCTACTGAGCCTATCTCCAGCACCAACAGCCCTAAATTGTTTATATCCGCATCCTGCGTGAATGTTTTAGACGCATTTAAAAACTATTCTGGCTTTAGTCGTGAGGAAGTCTGGAAAGACCCTATCGACTGCGTGCGTTATTTACTGGTGTCTGGGGCGTGCAACAACACTGAAGATGGCACAGTTGACACAGGCCGGACATTTAGTTATTGAGATTTAGTCTCACATTTTACTTTACATATCATAAACCGTTACACATCTAAGACTAGCAATGAACCCCTACGAGAATACCGAGTATCGCAATAAGATACTTGAGATGCAGTTGGAAGTTAATGTCGCTGCTCAAGCAGCTTATGCCGCCGAGTCGTCTGGCGACCCTTCCGCTACCGAGTTGCGTCAAGAATGGCGCGACCTTAACACTGAACTTCAGCAATACATCGAATCGCTACGGCGTAAATAGTCATGGGTTCTCCTGAACAAAAGCAACCATTACCAACTAACGCTCCTGCTGTTAGTGCCCCAGTATTAAATAATGCTAACCTTCAGCAACCTACACCAGAAAATCAAAATTACGGAACTCGTCCAGATGGAACATCAAAAGGAACTGGTTGGTTAGGTGAACTTAAACGTCCTGACGGTAAAGTATCAACCGAGATTTCTGCTGGTGTAAACTTTAATGGCAAACAGCATCTTATACCGTTGATTGTGCCGGGACTGGAAAAAGAAGAATTAAATTACCTTTTAACAACAGACCCAGAGCATAAAGATTTTTTTAACAAAATGCCTAAAACTATTTTACAAAAAGCTGTAAGTCACGCACAGGCGCGTATGAAACAAGACTTAAGCCCGTTCGCAAACTAATCATATCATGGAAGAGCGCATCAATAGCATTAACCAAAACCCTCGCACGGACTACACAATGATGGTAGCACCGAAGGAGGGCGATGGCCCGAACCTTCCTGCACTCCGTTTAGCGTTTGAAAACACCGTGCGTGATTGCTCGGCTTTCGTATCGCAGTGCCGTCTTAACTTTGAAACACGCTACGCCATTTGGAATGGTCAAGCCGCTGATGGTAAGAAGCACGCCCGCGAAGGCGCAGACTTAGACCCGACTCCGTGGGATGGAGCGAGCGATATGAAGAACTATATTGCCGACCAAATCGTGAACGAGAAGGTTGCGATGCAATGTATGTCTTTTAAGCGGGCGAATCTGGAAGCTGTTCCGATTCAAGGAGCAGACATTACCCGCGCTCGTGATGTTACCAACTTTATGAAGTGGTTGGTTTACTCTCAGGTTCCTGAAGTAGACCGCGAGATTGAAATGCTTTCTCAGTTTATTAACGAGAAGGGCATTGCGATGATGGGTGCGTTCTGGGAAACCACCCAAGAAAAGACTCTTGATACACTTCGCCTTGTAGACTTCCAAGCCAAGTTCCCACAAGTGAATGTTTTGGAATTGATGGATGACCCCATCCTTGCTGAACAACTTAAGGAAACATTAAAACAACATTACGATTGTTCTAACAAGAAAGCTAATCAGATGCTGAAGGACTTAAAGGACACTGGTGTTTGCACCATTCCTGTTCTTGGTCGCGCTATCTCTCGTCCTGTTCTGCGTGCGTTTAATTTGGATGAAGATGTTTTTGTTCCTCCATTTGCAACAGACATTGAACTCTGCCCTTATATTTTCCGTGTTCAATATTTCACCGCTGATAAGCTCCGTAGCTTTGCTCACAGTGAGGGCTGGGATGAGACATGGGTAGAGAACTCGATTCTTAAATTGCGCGGGCGCATGATTCCATTAGTTCCTGACCAGAATCTTGCTCCTATTAGCCGTAACTTTATTTACCGCTATCAACGCTATCACGACCTTATTGGTGTGGTGTATGCGTATCAACGCCTGACGGATGAAGACGGCGTTAGCGGTATTTACCTAACTATCTTTAATCCGATGATGCCTGCCGATGAGCAGCAGCCGGGTTATGCGAAGTTTGGTTTGCTTGGTTACAAGCACGGCCAATATCCGTTTACTTTATTCCGCCGTGAGCAACTTACTCGCCGGATGCACGACACTCGTGGTATTCCAGAAGTAGCAATGCCTTATCAGAACATGATTAAGGCGCACCGCGATTCTCGTATCGACGCTGCTTCGATTGCTATTATTCCACCGTTGATGTATCCTGCTGGGCGTTCTCCTTCTCGTTGGGGGCCGGGTGCAAAGATTCCTGAACGGCGTCCGGGCGAATACCATTACGCTGACCAGCCTCGCGGAGATTCTAATACAGAAAACTCTGAGCGTATCCTTACGGAAAATTTGCGCGAATACTTTGCTATTGCTTCGCGTGAGGGCGACCCAATGAGCCGTGACTTGATGAACCAGCATCAAATCAATAAATTCCTTGGCTCAATGTCGCGGGCATTTAATCAAGTCTGGAAACTGTATCAGCAGTTTGGCGATGATAACACTTACTATCGTGTGCTTGGACAGAACTCTGCCCAACCCACGCGCTTTGGTAAAGGCGAGCCAACGGAAGAATATCAGTTCTTTATGAACTTTGATGTTCAGTCCATGAACGCCGAGCAGGTTGACAAGAAACTTACGCAGTTGTTTGGTATTGCTACACAAGCAGACAAACATGGGCAGGTTGATTGGACGAAGATGCTTACGATTGGTCTGTCCTCGATTGACCCAACGATTGCAGAAGCCGTCATTCAGCCGCGCAGCAATGCTACTCAGCAGGTTGTTTCGGATGAAAAGAACTCCCTTAGCCGAATCTTTTCTGGCTTTATGGAGGACTTTGACCCGAAGACGCCTCCAGATGTTGCTATGCAAGTCATGCAACAATGGATGCAAATGCCTGACGTTCAACAGCGTTACCAAGCTGACCAAACATTCAAGGCTCGCGTTGATACTCGCGCCAAACAAATTCAGCAGACCATTACTCAGCAACAAAATGCTCAGACTGGCCGCTTAGGTGCATCTTTCCAGCAAGTGATGCAGAAACAGCAAGGCGCACAACCACAGCAGATGCCCCAGCAACCTGCTCAGTAATAACGACTTCCCATGAAACAAGTCAAACAACTGAAATACAAACCTGTCGGATGCACGGATGCCGACATTAATCAAGCTATCCGCGAACTCAAGGGGCACGCCTCCTTTGTTAAGTTTTGTGATTCGTTAAACAATTTGCGAGAGGTCGCGTTGTCTCGAATGTGGCATGATGATGTAATTGCAGATGAACGAGTGTCTTTGGCCTATTCGGTCGAAGCCCGTGTTTATGCAGACATCCTAAACCGCATTGCCGACGCTACTGACCTATATACGCAAGTTGTTAATGAAGAACAATCTTGACACTCAATTTCCGAGGGTAATTCTACCCTCAACGTCTTGGGTCGTTTACCCATGTTGTTAGTTATAGTTTCTTGGAGTCTATAAACCATGTCTGACGATAATACGGTAACTTCACCGACCGAGGCTCCGGCCCAAACTGGCGATGACAAACTGAGCAATATGTCTGTGGATAAAGCTGCTCAACACTTGATGAAGCTCTCTACTCAAAAAGAGCATAGTCCAGTGGAGACGGCAAAACCAGAAGACTCTTCTGTTATTGCTCCGGCAGAAATGCCGCAGGAAGAAACGCCTGATACAGAACAGGCAGACCCAGTCAACATTCAGGATTCCGAAGAGGAAACCGATAATGCCCCCGAACAGGAGCAGGCAGAATCGGACTCTGAGGACGTTCTTTCACAACTAGATACGCTAGACCCTAAAGCTAAGGAAATTGCCAGAGCCGCCCTTAATAAACAAAAGGAACGGTTAGTTGGCAAGTTTGAGAAACGTATTGGCAAGGAAGTGTCGAAACGGAAGAGCATTGACCAACAAGTTCAATCTCTTTCTGAGCAGCTTACTGAGATTAAGAATCAATCTCAATCACAACAGCAAGCTACTCCGCCGCCTCCCCCGCCAGTGCTTAACCCAAGCAACCCGTTAGGCCACATCGCTGACATTCAATCTCTTAATCAAGAGTTTACTAAAGCGAAAGAAGCCCTACGCACTTCCGAAGACTTAATCGCCCAGATGGAGGACAATGATATGTCTTCCATTGAGTATGGTGGTCAAGAGTTCACACGGCAGTCTGTAAAGACCGCCATGCGCAACGCCAAGCGCGTTGTCGAGGACTATGCCCCCCAACAAGCTCAATATCTGCAAGCGAGAACCCAAAGTTCACAACAAGCGGTTGATATGTTTCCGTGGATTTCTAACAAGAACTCAACGGAATATGTCATGGCGCAGAGGTTTATGAATGACCCCTCTGTTGCTGGCCGCGCTGACCGTGATGTGGTAGTGGGACTCCTCGTTGAAGGATTCAAAGCGGTTGAAGCGCGTAAAGGCGCATCAGTCGAAAAGAAGCCGACAATTAAAGCAAAAGCCCCAGCCTCACAAGCTGAGTTCTCTTCTTCATCGGGTGCAACTCGCGCCCCTGATTCAGAGATTAGCCGAGCTAGGAACAATAGCGAAATCGACAAGTTGTTGAATAAAAAAGGCGGACTGAAAGTTAATGAGGCTGCCCGTTTACTGCTCCACACTGAACGAAATCTCCAGAAACGATAACTTACTACAATGGCTCAAGCAACAACATACAATCTCGTCGGCGTCCGTGAGGATTTGACCGATTTTCTTACAATTCTCGAACCAGAGGATTGCCCTAAAACATCAATGTTTGCGAAGACTGTCCGTCCTCGTCAACAATTCCAAGAATGGCAAATGGACACCCTTTCGGCTCCCTACTTTCCGGGTAAGCTCGAAGGTCAAGACTTTGCTGTCTATCAGAACAAGGCCGCTAATCGTGGTCGTGTTGGTAACTTTGTGCAGACATTTGCTCGCACTTGGATGGTCTCCCGCCTTGCGGAAGCCGCCGATGTAGCTGGTGTTAGCAATGAAGTTGCTAATGCGAAGGTTAAGTCTGCCCGCGAACTGAAGCGTGACATTGAGTCCGCTGTTGGTTCGGACAACGAAATGCAGCAAGACAACGGTTCGGTTCCTTACCTTATGCGTGGTCTGGGCAAGTGGATTCAAGCCACAGCTCAAAGCATTAACGCTGTTCCTACAAGCTACCTGACACCTTCTGGCAGCATCGACGCTACGGCCACCGCTTCGCTCACAGAAAACACCTTTAACGGTGTGTTCCAGAGCATCTATGAAGTGAATGGCGGCAAGCGTAACTACACGCTGTTTGCTGGCCCGAACCTGAAACGCGCTATCAGCAAGTTCCAACGCGCCACTGGCTCGTCTGGCACAACCCAAACATATCAAGTTATCCAAAATGCTAAAGAGCATGAGGTTTCGCTGAATGTTGAAATCTATGATGGTGACTTCCATCATGTGACGGTTGTTCCTGACTTGTTCAACGGTTGCGCCACTGCTGCTAACGAGTCGGCTGTGTTCGCTCCTACAAATCAGAGCCGCGCTCGCGGTTATGTTATCGACCCAGAGTTGGTTGGTATCGGCTACTACATCGGTATGCAGTCTGAAGAGTTCCCTGACCAAGGCGGCGGTCGCCGTGGCGCAGTGGAGTCTACACTCACGCTGATGATTAAAAACCCGAAGGGTCTCGGCAAATTCGCCGCCAGCTCTTAATAACAACTAACAATAGGAGAATACCACAATGGCTGATACAGCAGTTACAATCTCACCTAAAAAGGTGTATATCGAAAGCAATCCAGAGCGCGTCAATGGCTATACAAATCGTTACAACGTTTTGTATTCCGATGTAGCGTTTGGTTCTGGTTCTACTGACACAGTTACAATGACGATTGGCACGACTCCCGCCCTTTGGGTGGCAAAGTCCGCTATCGTAAACGTAACTACCGCATTTGCTGGCACGGGTGCTTTGACCATTAAGGTCGGCACATCGGGCACATCTGATGCGTTTATTGCCGCTACTTCGGTTGCGTCCGCTGGGCTTATCCAACCCACAAATGGCGCAGGTTCGGTTAATACGCCTGCTTCGTCAACTTCCACAAGCTCAGCTACATTGAAAGCTGTGTTTACAAATGCTACCAGCGGTTCGCCTTCTGCTTTAACAGCGGGCGCGTTGGACATTTATTTGGAACTGATTGACTTAAGCAAGCTCGCTTAAGTCTGTTTCATGGGTGGAGAAGGGTGGTTCACGCTGCCCTTCTCTTCCCCATCAATTTTTAAATCCCATGCTAGAGAATACTCCCGAGAACGCACGACAGATGTGGTCATTGGCTGATGCCATGCTTCCTTTTGAAAAACAGGACATCATTGAACGTGGGCAGAAAATCGGTAAAGAGTTACAAAAAGCTGGGTCGCTCCGTATTGACGGAGTGGGACAGTTAAAGGCCAAGATTCCCTTGAATCTTTATATTCGGTGGCAGCAAGAATACCCCGGCTGTTGGAATGACAAAGGGTTTGTTAATGCTTTCTTAAAAGACAACCCCCAGTTCAAAGCCGTAATGAAAACTGATAGCCGCAACTCCATTATTGTTTCATGAGAAAAGTCCCTTACAGTAAATTCAATGCCAATATTGCGGCTCTAATTGGCATCGAGCAGGCCAATCTGCAATCGCAGGAATTGGTCATACTTAATACGTTCTTTAACAAGAACATGAAGTATGCGTGGCAACAGAGCAACTGGGTTGACCTCTGCCCCTATGGTGAATACGTCAGCGCAAATAATTTGCTAAACTTTCCCAATACGTTCCAGAACGCTGTATGGGCGCGGAACAACATGGACGTTTCTCCTGAGTCTATCCCTAATCCTATCTCTGGTGAGGTGGATGCGGCGACTCTTACAACCACGGGCACAAATGCGTATATGTCGCAGTCGTTTACGCCCGTGTCACTTTATCAAAACTACTTTGGAATATGGATGCGTTCTTCAACCAATGCTGATGTTCCGATTCAAGTAGTTCGTTTGTCTGATGGTAACTTAGTTGCTACTCAGACATTCTCATTAACGAATGTTTGGCAATTCTGCCTTATTCCATTTAATCCCTTAGACTTGACGCTTCACCGTGTTCAAGTTGGTGGGTCAAATCTTCTAACAGCGGGACTTACTTTCTTTGTTTGGCAGGCATCAGCGGTTGATACCTATTCGATTACGGGAGGAATTATTATTCCTTATTCGCAAGTTGGCGCACCCCAAATCGACATTCCAATTACAATTTGGAAAGACTCGCCGTTTAATGCACAGCCTGCCCGCAGAGTTGGTTATCGTCTCACAGACAAGGGCATTAAAATAAATGACCAAGCAACCAACTTCAACGTCACCAATAATTTCGTTCTTACAACAAATACTTCGGCAGTTCCTATTCCAGTTTATTATCTGTATTATCGTAAGCAGTGCCCTGAGTTCGCTGCTTCAAATTATAGTGCCGCTACAAACTATACGCTTGGCGACCAAGTATATTTCACTTATTCTACTGGTTACAGCGATTTTTGGCAATGTGTTGCTACGACTACTGCCGGACAAAGCCCAGAAACAAATCCAGAAAAGTGGTATCTTCTCGAAGTTCCGTATATATTTTTGGATTATGTGGTTTACTCTTCTTTTGCAGATTGGCTAACCATTGAAGGACAGGTGGGCAAAGCCGGTGCTATGAAGCTAATGGCTGATGAATTGCTCACTAAAGAACTTGAGCGTCAGGAACTGCAAATGGCAGTTACAATGCCCACCCGCTACTCCACTCACGTTACAAGTCAGGCTTACTACTAATCTATTACCATGCCCTTCGGCCCTAACGCAATTAACGTAGGATACGGCCAGTCGACCAATAACCCCTCTGGTATTAGTAATGAGGTTATTCCAGTCAATCCGGCTCAAACGCCTGCAAACTTTGTTATCACGGGTGGTTCCATTGATGGAACGCCGATTGGTGTAACTACGCCTTCTACTGGTAAGTTTACCACGCTACAAGCAACCTCGATTGACCTTACCTCGCCTCTTCCTATTGCGGAGGGTGGCACGGCGGTTTCAACGGTTCCTGCCAATGGGCAATTATTGATAGGTAATGGGACTGGTTATACGGTAGCCAACTTAACGGCTGGCACAGGTATGACAATTACTAATTCGGCTGGTGGGATTACGCTTTCCGCCCCCGATGTTGGTAGTGTTACTAGCGTATCGGTTACAACGGCTAATGGCGTGTCTGGAACAGTAGCAACTCCAACTACAACTCCATCAATTATTCTTACGCTTGTAGCAATTACTCCAACGAGCGTTGCTGCAAGTGGCACTGTTACTGGTTCAAACCTTAGCGGCACAAATACTGGCAATCAGACAATAACGCTGACAGGCGGAG